CTTACCCTTATTGGTGCGCTTGTCTATTTCATTTTCTACGACCAGCATGTTGTTGTTGTGCCTGTTAATGAAGTCCCCTATAACGGTACTCGGGTTACTCACGGGGGCTGCCGTGTCTTTGCGCATTTCAAGAACGTGGGTAGATACTTCCCTATATATAGCACCAATGTCAAAGTTCGGTAGTAGACCTATCTTTTTTGCGATGTGGCCGCCTGCTATAATTACTGCACATGCCGCAGACCAATTACGCTCTCTTTGACTGAGCCGTAACTCTTGATCGAACTTAGCCTGTATCGTCAATACTGTGTTTTTCACTTCTTCTAAGTTTGCTATTACATACTGTATGTAAATGTCCCCAGCTACTCCATAATTGCTGTTTAAAGTATGGTCTAGTAAATCTTTACCCTCTTGTGTAGATATAACGGGGGTTTCTAATGGAGGAACCTTAAACTCTAATAAGCGCATCATCTCACCGTCGGCGTGGCTTTTAAGCACTGCTAGCTTCTCGTAGAACGATGCGTTAGAACTAGCAATAGATAGCGTGCGCCAAGTTATCGTGTTCTCCCGTAACTCATTTGCGTTTGACTTAGCTTTATCTTTGCCCCTGCCTTGTGAGTAGGCATACAGCGTTCGGGACGCATCTAGGGGTGACATATTAGTTATCTCGTCCATAGTGTTGACTATGTTATTTAAAAAACCCACCTTAAGTATTTTACCTACGTCCGTATCTTCTGGAGTACCAAGGAGCATTTCAGGATCACCGAATACGCTATTAGCCATACGTAAAATTGTTGTCTTACCAGTACCAGAGTCGGGGTGAATAAAGTTTATCACCGCACCTTTTTGCCCCGTAAACTTCAGTAACGGCGCACCAAAACCCGACAATGCACCGAAGGCTTGTATTTCTAATCCTTTCCTGCCGTATAAGGCAAAAGCTTCTTTCCAGTCCTCTAAAGAACCCTTGGGGCGAAAGTAGTCAACCATGTTAGCTATAGAGCTAGCAGGGGGGCTATGGTATATACCAGTAGCCGTAACCTCTCTATCCCCCACGATAAACTTGCTGTCGTTATCCGCCCATCCAAATTGTTGTCTCATAGTTTGTGCCTTCTTTGCATGCTGAAGCTCTTTAATAAAAGCCATCAGATATTCAGTTATATACTTGTGACGTGTTTGGTTTGCTATGACGCCGTACTTAGCTAATTCTTTACGTAGCTCACCTTGCTCAGTAAGTTTTGAATTAAAAATAACAAATTGTTTTACGCCGTCTTTTGGCAGGTGATGCTTGAGCACCGCAACGAACCCCTCTATCGGGTCTTCCATTAGCTTAACTACGTACAAAAAGTTTTCGTACACAAGCTTAGGTTTAGACGCTTCGTCTTCATCATCACCATTCTCGCCCTCTTTGTAAATTCCTCCGTTAGCACCTCTGAAGTATCCTTCGGGTAGCGTGGGTATCTCGTGCTCTTCTACTAACTCCCCTTCCAACTCAACAGTAACTGTAGGACTATTGGCTCTAGCAATGACACGACCTAGCAATATAGGGCTTTTAACTTTGTCCCTATGTGTGCAACCTTCGCACCCGCCGGGATTATTTATGTTAAATTCTGCGCAAGTATGCGGACCTTTTATGCCTTCTACTTTCTTTTCTACTAAGCTGTATTCGTAGTCTGGATGACCATCAGATAGTTTATGTATTGCTGTGTCCCTGTCCGAACAGAACTTAGCTACTGACAAAGCGTCGAACCAACGCGGTTCTGCAAGGGTAGCCCTGTTGGTGTAACAGTCGCTAAGTTGGGCGCACCCTTCCCCCTTTAGGCTACGTTGCATAATTTTAGAAAAAAGAGAGTCGTTGTTTTGCATTAACGCTTTGTTAAGTATAGACATTTCGTGCTTAGGGGCAGTTGTTTCCCCTTGCGATACACCCACCAGACTACGAATTGTCTCAAACGGAATGGGGTCCACAACACTTAACAGCGTAACTGGTTTTCCTTCGCCCCCACCGGTAACGCCTTTAAAGTTAAATGAATTAATAGGGCGTAGCACTCTAGCGCACTCAAACACTTTAGTGTCTATATAAAAGTTGTTATCTATGCAGAGTTGCCTAAGCTTCTTAACTACAGGAACCCACTCATCTCTGGGCACATCTTCAACTAAAGGCCAGTATGCGTGTAGTCCGTTGCCTGAGTTAACTAACATCGGCTTAGGTAAACCTACAGTAGTACAGAAAATACGAAGGGCTGCTAACCCTTCTTTTTGTGTTTCATACCCACTTGGTTTACCTGTTTTTTCGTCCGCTATGGACTTATTAGGTCCGCAATCTATGTCTAGCCAGTAAGACTTTAAAGACTCTACATTTTCCTGAGTGCGGTTTTCGCCGGTTTTAAACTTCGCCAAAGTAAAAAATACACACCATTTATCGGCTACATATTTTTCTATTTCTGCGTCCAACTCTGCTCTGGTCTCAACCATGCATTGACGCGTTGTAGTTTTATCTTTGACCGCAAGAAAACCGTACCACCCTCCCGCAGGGCGAACTAGGTCTATGAGGTCTACGTTTTCCATTAAACTATTGCTCCAGCTTAGCTATTATTTTTTGTATTTCATCAGCTGCTTGAACACTAGGGTTGGAGACTCCCGTAAACCAATTATAAACCGTCTGACGACTGACCTTAAGTTTCTGTGCTACCTCGGAAACGGGCACATCGTTCTTGATGCACACCGCGCCGAGGTAAACGCCCAGAAGCTTTTTGTCGGAAGCCTTATTTAACTCTATAAGTTTGAGGCTATATCCGTAGCTCATTAGGTTTATTTACTCCCCCACTCGTCTATTATTGACGATAGGTCTTCTTCATCCGGCTTGGGGTCATTTTTTTTCTTCTGTCGTTTTACTGGCTCTGGCTCTACCGCCGCCTCTGTTTCTTCTACCTCATCTTCCTCCTCAGCCAAACCACCAAAAATATCTTCCGCTGATTCAGCAGGTGCATCTACAGCAGTAAATCCACTCTCTAACTCAAAAGGTGAAGGTGCTTTGTAGGGGATATAATCTATTACTTGTACCCCACGCAACCGTAACGACACACCAGTAGTAGCCATGTTGTAAGGAATAAGTTCCACAGCCACACTAATAGTACTGCCTGTGGTTAATAGGAAGTCTTCTGGGAGACTCACATTCTGGGAGTCAAACAAAGCGGGTCGGGCCGTAGGCTGTTTGTTGTAATTAGCTTTTAATTTAGCCTTACCTACAAGCTCATCACCTAATTTTGTAAATGGAAGCTCTAGCTTATCGGGCCAGCTGCTGTCTTTAGCCTCTTTATACGCCGCGTTCATAGCGTTATATAAATCTTTAGCTTGGTCTTTAGACATTACAAAACCTAGCTCGTAACAAGCACCGTCTTCTTCAGCTTCACAAGGTACACTTTTGCCCTTAGCTCCTGCTTTGCTGTCGAACCTATAGGGTTGGTCAATACGAGGGTATCTTGCTTTTACGTTTTTAAGGATGTAACTTTTATTGCTCATGTTGTTATTTCCAATGTTGTTAAAAAGGTTACTATGTTTTTCATCGAGTTCGATGAGTTTTTTTACAGCTTCCATCTCTTCCGTTGCTAAGGGTCGAGCGGGTTTAAAATATATTTTATAAAAGTCGTTCCCCTTAAAAAAATATATTTCGGTCAAAACAGTGCTAAGCTTTTCGTTGTTACTCTTTAAGTAATCTTTATACTGGTAGAGTGTCATCTTGCTAAGAGATTTAGCAAACAAACTAGCTCCACCAATACGTAGGCTACACACTGCTTTGGATTCATCCTCTACTAAAGTAATAGTAGTAAAAAATTTGCAGGGTTTACTTTTATAAACGTCGCCGCTTCTGATGTTTTGAACACAGTCGATACATCTGGAAGACTCTCTATCAGCAGCAGGTACGTTAGCGTCAGGAGTATTCGAGTTAGAAGACCAACACTTTAACTTACCTGTGTAGTTATAAAAGTTCCGAGACAGCAATCCCACACCAGTCAATATCACTTTAAGCGAAGTTTTAGGCTGAAGCGTATTTGGCGCTAGGAAATAACCCTCTTGTGTTCGCAGTCTATTCATTTGGTAGTAGGTTTTCTAACTGAGACAGTGTATTTGCTGTTTGCCTGTAGTCCTTGAGGACAAATATCAGGGTTATCAGCTAAAAACTCTTTCATATTGCCGTTATGAATTCGTTTCTCAAGCAAGTGCATAGCACCGTGCTCTCTTACGAATGCGTACATGGACTCCCAATCGCTAGTCCAAAAACTAGAGTGTACTCTGCGGCTGATGGTCCCTTCTGAGGTCTTGAAGCTATCTACGTTTTGATCTGCACACAAGGCGAGCATATTTTCTGAGATAGTTTCTTGTATCTTTTTAAGTTTCTTAACCTCTTCTTCTTTTTCTTTTATGGCGTTCCTTAGCTTAATGTAGTCCGAAGCCATTTTATCTGCTGTCATATTCTCCATGTCTTCCCCTTGCTTTTTTCTAAAAGGGTAAAGAGGATAGCATCTACATAGACAATGTCAACAGTTATTCGATTTCTTTTCTATATAGCTCAACAATTTTATTGTGGTTAAGTACTTTGTTTTTTAGCATGCTATATATTTTAGCCTCAACCTCGCTGCCCTGTATGTGCACAATAGTCATACTGTGTTTTTGTCCCGGCCTGTTTATACGAGCGTTGGCCTGTAAGTATGTCTCTACACTTGTTACTGGGGCATACCATATTATCGTGTCAGCTGCGGTAAGAGTTAGTCCATGAGATGCAGCTTGCGGTTGTATGATAAGCACTTGAGGGTCGGGCTTTGTTTGGAAGTCTTTGAATATTTGGCTCCTGTTGTTAAGCGTTACCTTGCCAGATATGATTTTTGCCGGTATTTTTTTCTTATCTAGGAACTCTTTCAGTAGGTCTATCGTGTGAGTAAACGGGACAAAAACCAATACTTTATGTGGGGCTTCCTCGATAACCTCAAGTACTACATTAAGTCTGTTCTTCACATCGAACTGTACAACTTCGCCATCGTCCGAGTAGACTGCACCCCCTGATATTTGAAGCAGTTTATTTAAATTAGTAGCTGCGTTAACAGAAGTTACTTGTTCTCCTGCTGCCTGCATAGTCATTTGTTTCTTGAGCAGTTTGTAATATTTTTCTTGTTGAGAAGTGAGCGGAGCGTCCCTATCTACCGACACCACATCAGGTAAGTCTAAACACTGATCTCTTTCAAACCGTATAGCTGGTTGTAGTACATGGTGTACCACTTTGTCTGCGTTAGGCTTAGGACGCCATATATATTGAGATACTTTATACATGACTGTATCTCTATAAGGCGTATAGTACTTAGGCACTCGATGAGGGCTTACTAATTTAGCCAGCCCATAAGCATCTAACGGAGACTGCGCTGCTGGCGTACCCGTTAGCATCCAAAGCCTGTCAATCTTTTTGCTAAGGTCACGCATTATTTTCCAACGGTTGGTCTGTGGGTTTTTGTAAGCGTTAGCCTCATCCACCACGATTAGATCGAAACCTGCTTTTAAGATTGTGTCCTTTACCACACCCACACCGTCAAAATTAATTACAACAAACTCAGAACCTGCATTAATTATTTTTTCCCTTATGGTAGCTGAGCCATGTGCAACTGAAACGCTGCGGTGCATTGCAAACTTAAACAAGTCCTCCTGCCAAGCAGACTTCATAATAGATAACGGACACACCACAAGGACTCGTTTTATTAGCCCAAGTTTCATGAGGTAGTCTACAGCCCAAATAACTGAGGCAGTTTTTCCTGTACCCGCCTCGTTAAAGCAAAACGCTTTCTTATATAGGCTGAGAAAAAAAGCTGTATCTTTCTGGTGTTCAAAGGGTGTTAGTTTGCCTGTCCATTTGTAATCCCTAAGCATGGGAGACGGCACTTCTTTAGCCCCTAACTCTGCGAGGGCCGAAGCTTCTTCGTACTCCCACTTGACCGCTAGCTCTACAAGTTCACCTTCTTGCCCCACTTTTTTACAGTTTTTTATTTTGTCCGTTACTAACTCAGGACGCCTAGTCTTCAGAACCAAAGCTTTATCTTTAACTATTTTCATGCTTTAGATGTCTTCTTGCGCTCACGCGAACTGGTTTCAGATACAAGGTTGCCTTTAG